GTATTTAACAACATCGGACAGCCAGTTAATTTGTACCATGCTTCTAACAGTTGTCGTATTCCGCTACCATCTGGTCCAACCGTTTGGACTCTGGATGTACCGTCTGCGTGAGTGATGGCAGGATACAAGTCTGGATTTTTGCAGTGGGCGGTAAACTGCATATAACTATTGGCAGGTCCTTCGAAATTCTCGTGGTAGTGTTCTGCGAGCACAACGGGGGCGAAAGGACGGAACTTCTGTCTTCGTTTGATTTCGTTGACTCTGTCTTTGATGTCGTGTCCGCGAGGGTCGGCAAGCAAACTGCGATTACCAAGAGCGCGAGGACCGTATTCAGCACGGCCGTTAGCGACCCCACATATGCCGGAGGCTTGTAGTTCTTCAATTGCTTCTTCAACTGGGTATTCTCCTTCTATATTGTATCCTGTGTACACATGATCCATAGGCATGTGTTTTTTGCGATGAGCTAAGACTGAGCCAACTGCACTTCCTGCATCGCCAGGGTTAGGCATGATCCATACGTTGTCATAAAATTCATAAGCAATACTGTTAGCACTACAGTTAAGGGCGCAGCCTCCCATTAGTACAAGGTTTTTACTATTTCCCACTTTGCTTGTATCACGTAGTATGTTACGTAGCACATATTCGTATACTGCTTGTGTAGCAGCAGCAATATCATACATGTCCTGTTCTGTAGTCAGTTCAGGCATCCACCACTTGCAACCGCGATGTAAGTTGTGCTTAAACTTTACTTCAGCACCATTTACATAATCAAAGAAGTCTTCAAATATCTTCCAAAACAATTTTTCAGGATCACCATATGCTGCCATACCCATTAGAATGTATTCATCTTCATTAGGTTTTAGACCTACACGTTGCGTCATAGCACTGTACCATAATCCTATACTATGAGGATAACCTTGACTGTACATTTGTGTTAGATGTTCGTTACGACCTTCCCAGACAGTAAGAGTTTCAAACTCGCCAATACTGTCAATACAAACTACTGTAGCATCTTTGAAAGGGCTTGTATAATACCCAGCGGCAGCATGGCTATGGTGATGACTAGTATAACGAATAGGACAGTTAATCCCATATGATTTGAGATAACGTTTAATATTGTTTTCAGACCAATTCCATCCTTGTCCTGCTCTAAGTTGTCTAAGAGTTTTGACAAAGGGTCTTTCGTACCAAATAATTTCATCTGGTTCTCCGTATTTTTTTGCTTCACTTATTAATTTATCATTTAAATGGGCATCATTTTTTATACCACTATAGCGTTCACTATGACTGGCAAATAGTAACTCCATACTATTATTAGCCCAAGGTCTATGATAAAATACAGCTAAAGCAGCATCGTGACTGTTAGCACTAATACCCCAAGTAATCATGCAGCGTCGATAGCCGCCTGTACCAGTTTTTGTGGTAAGCTACATAGCCAAATATACGGTACCCAAAACAGTATATTATAAATTACAAGTTCAGTCATTTTGCTTTCTCCTATGAACCATATCCCAATAGTCATCATTATTCATTGCTGGACGTTTTGCTACTTCTGCTTCTTGTGCAATTCTACGTTTGCGGGCTTGTCTAATGCCCCACCAGAAGTATAGTCGCCAAAATAATTTTGTATCCATTAGCCATTTCTTCATTTGTAAATAAAAGGATCTCGTTTTCTTAACTCTTTCAAACGTTTTCTAAAACGTATTTCTTCTCTAATACGAGTGTATGGCCAAATAAGTATGTGCCAAATTTTTTTCAAGTAAACCATTTCTTTGCTTTCAACCTTATCTTTAATGGGCTGCTTTCCGCAGCACTTGCTATACTATACAATGTATATAGTCTACCGTACTTAGCTACTGCATCGCCGATGTCATTTACGTCTGAGCTCCAATCAGGTAAACTAACATTCCAGCCTCTATCGATAGCCTGCTCCACCAACTTGCTGCCGGCTTTGTCTCTATCAGGCACAACATAAATGTCTTTGTTAAGTCTGTTAAGCAACAATGCTTGTGCATCACCAATGTCACTTCCTCCAATTGCACACCCTTCTACGTGTAGTGCATCAATCTGTCCTTCGCATAATATACAAAATACTTTGTGTGGACGTTGTTCGTCTAAGTTAAACACATAACCAGGTTGCATAGTAGTCAAGTACTTGCTTTTGCTTTCCTTAACTGTACGGGCTGTATAACCCACTATACGCTTCTCGTAGTAGAAGGGTATAATCAATCTGTCTTTGTAAGCAAGTGTTGGCGACCAGTGATAATCCGTGTCCTCAATACTAAGGTTTCTTTCCAACATATATTGGAATAATCTTACCACAGGTTCAGGACAGTGTCCTGCTTCTGCCCACATATACTTGGATAGTGGCTCAGAACCTTCAGGCAACTGCACAGTGCTAAACTCAGGCAGTTCAACACTATGTTTTTGAACTTCAACACCTTCGTTTTCACGCATTACATCTAGTGCAAGTTTTGTAATATCATTGTCAGGAGTGTTTAACCACTCCAAAAGTTTTTTGAACTTATAACTGAGATTACGTCCTGGTTGCCAACTTGCTTTGAAGCCGCAGTTAAAGCAGTGATAACTGATAACATCGCCTTCATAAATCACACCGCCTCTGCCTCTTGTATCTGCATTTTCATTATTGTGAACACAACAAGGCGCATTGAAACTGGTCCACCCGCTAGGGGTAGTTTTGCGCTTTGCAGGCAGATATACATTCAAAAGATCAGATACGATGCTCATACAAGTATACTAGCATCGTAAATTTAAATTGTCAATGATTTAATTTTATACTATTAACAGTTCCGTCGGTGTATTCTACTGTGGCTCTTACCCATACATAGTTGCCTGTAAAGTTGTATAAGAAACTTCCTGTATTGTTTGTACTGCTGTCGTCTGCACTTGTATGCGTAACAATTCCAAACCAATCGTTTGCACTTGGATTAGTTGCAAGAGTTGCTTGTATAGTTACTGTGCCTATAAATCCATTGACAGTAATTTGCACTGTATGAAAACCGTCTGCTCTACTGTAGTATCCATCGCCTTTGAACGCATTACCTTCTACAGTTTCTGTAGTACTATCTCCTGGGTGTGTATTTGCTGATAATATTATTTCACTGTTTGCCATTTTAATTTCTCACTAATATCTTTGTAATCTTATTGTCAGGATCAGCAGTAGCTTTGAATCGCAAATAACTATACACGCCGTTAAAGCTTGCTGGTACTGGCTCAGTTTCGCTTCCGTCAAATGTGATTGTACTTACAGTTGCCCAATTGTTCATACCTGTAATTTGATTATCTAATGTTGCTTGTATTTCTAAATTTCCCACGTAATTGTCGGTGTATACTGCTACTGTGTGTAGCGCATCATTTCCGTTAATTCCTGGTTCTGCTGTTATTTTGTTTGCATCGTCACTGCCTGCTACCCAATAATCTTCTACTGCAAAAAAGTTTTCAACTTCAACACTGCTTTTTGGACCAGCATAAGCAGTTCCATCTACATAGATTTGTCCAGCACTATCGAATCCTCTACTTGAATATGTAATTGTATTTCCTGAGTCCGATTCTAAATATATGTTGTAGTGTAGATATTGTTGTTTTACATTAAGCAAATCGTTTTCTAAAAGTGAAACAGTAAATTGCCCTTTTGTTGCTGTTGTTGATCCATCATCTTGTACAGTACAATCTTTTTCTATAATTTTATTATTTGCTTCATCATAAATTACTATCACAGGAGTGTCTGTAATTCTAACTGGTTTTTGATCTGCATTTAATAATCTAAATTGTAATTTGTTATCAATTCCTCTATAAACTTTTAATTGTCTGCTATACACTGGTCTATACTCCACAACGAATCCTACATCGTTTGATACAACGTCTATTTGATTTTTGTATAAATATCTAGGTATTAGTTGCATAAAGGATCCTTTACTATATACATATTTATTAAAAATTATTATTTAAAGATATTGAGAACAAATGTTATTAAAAGATATTGAAAAGAAATTTCCGTATGTAAGTGTAGTAGCTTATGGCGGTAATGAATATGTAGGTATTGTTTCTAATCAAGATACTTTTGTAACAACAATGTATGTTTTTAATAAATTAAGAACAGAGATAGAAAAAAAGACATTCTTAGAAATGGGCGAAATATGGTGGTGGGAATCAAATAGAATGATTCCTATCAATATTTTCCTCAAAAACGAAATGGAACAATTTTCTTATAGTATGATGACAATGAACACAAAAGATGTTAAAGTTACTGTTGGTCCATGTGTTAATTTGAATAATTTATCTCATAAAAGAATTAAAAGAAAAAGCGTACAGGTTATGCGCCGTCCGGCGAGATAAACCATACATTGTTAGGACCTATTTCATATTCTTTCAATAATTCATTTACTGCTTGATTAACACCTGGATAATCAATATCGTGGCCTGATAATGTTCCTGTAGATTTTACTTTTCCTCTATAGGCTAAAATATCACCTTTGCATCCATTGTAACTATGATCTGCATCTATAAAAACTAAATCTACATCGGGCAATTTGTTTGCTACCAAATGACTATGTCCTTGTATAGGTATAAGTCTATTTTTGTATTTGCTTATTTTTTCCTGTGTTGCAAACGATACATCTCTATCTATACCATAAATTATAAGATCAGGAATATTATCTAATAGATAAAATGTAGTTCTTCCGTCACGAACACCTACTTCTATCATTGATTTATAATCATACTTTTGAATTAAATGTTTCAAGAAATACTTACGATTAGGCTTGCCATTCCATTCTATTGTGGGTTTTACATCAAGTAAATCTTTACGTTTGGCCATTTAATTTCTCACACAACAGATTCATATGTACCACACACGCCATTGCATAACTGATTGCGTGTGCTTTTTTAAAATAGTAACTTTCGTCTTCTGGCTTGGTCCATACTTCACGGTTTATACAGTCCCAATCCACGTCTTTTGCCAGGTATCTTTTTGACGGACGAATAATAGCCAACACCGCGGCGAGTTGTTCTATACTGGATGGTTCTAGTGTACTTACGAGTTCCTCGTTTCCGCTTAAATGGAAAACTTGAGAGGTAAACTCTGGATGCTTTAACAGTTCCCATATCGGTTCTCTTTCCATAAGTTCTTGCAAATGTTCTTCGTCTCTAACATCTTTATAGACACTAACATTCAAAAAGTCTAGTTTGAAATACCCACGTTCTTCTGCTGTTTTGTAATCAATTGTAGCCAAGTTATCCACAGGATTGTGCGGACACTCAGTTACATACACACCAGTGTTGTGTTTTTTACCTGTATCTAATTTTGCCACACGGTGTTGTATCTTGTCTAAGATTACACTGCGATCTGCAAAGTCGATATCAATATCAGGCATTTATTTTACTCCAATGTAATTCACCATCTTTGGGTGTATTACCAACATATTCTTCTCCTGTTTCTCTGTCAACCAATTTCCACTTCATAGGTGCTTTGGTTTTTACAACAAGTTCAACAGGTTCGTCAAGTTCATATACTTGTACGCCATCTTGTAATTTTCTAAATGTAGTCATAAATTCATTTCCTTGATAATTTGTTTTGCAAATTCTACATCTTTTGGTTGTCTTTTAAATCTAAGTGCCCAATGACTAGGATCTAATACAGTACCTAACATACTCAATTGTTCGTCGTTAAAATTATTAAGTGCAGATTTTCCACTTGTACAGTTTAGCACTAACCAAGGACTTATCTTACCATCTTTGATATCCCAAGTAATTCTATTTGTACTTGCATAAGAAAAGTAATGATTGTATATGCTTTCTTTTTCTTTAGCCCATTCTACCATGGTATTTATACTGCGCTCTAATGCTGTTTCAACACCTTCTTTGCGAATAAGTTCAATAGCATATTTTTCATACATCTCTTCTCTACACCAGTAATCAAGTTTTACGTTACTGGTAACAACATAATCTATGTACTTGTCTGGATATAAGGGCCGCACATTGTTAACAAAACTGCCAAACTTAACAAAAGCATTATAAAACGATGACTTGACGAATTCTTCATATGTTTTATCTTTCTTGTGTCCAGCACTCAACTTGTAGAATCTTTGAAATGCATAAAAACCAATCTGTACAGGTTTTTCATCTTTTTGTAGCCAACGTCTTTTTGTCTCACACATATGTGCAAGTAATGTACTTTCTTTTACATAACTTTTATTACAGTATTCACAAGTGTATTTAGATGTCAACTTTTTCGTAGCCGTGTTCTTTTGCGAGTTCTTTGATTTCTTTTTTTGTAGATATTCTAGCAAGTGTTTCAACCTCGTCCATTTTCATTTCTGGATATATTTGTGCTAATAATTTGACTGCTTTGCTACTGTCGTCTTTTTTCTTCTTCAGTCCAATCCAAGGGTGGAATTGTTTTTTACC